GGAGTATAGCCTTGTTGACCTGTAGCCGTAATTCTTGAGGTTGGGTTGACACTCGCAGTATTAAAAAAATTGCTTGTAGACTGTTGCCCTCTTTGTCCATACATCGCCAGCTGTTTAGCATAAGTATCTAACTGCAATTGTTGCTGTTCTCTCATCAATGACAGTTGTTGTTTAAATTGTTCGTGTTGAGCATTAATCTGGAATGCTTTATCTCTCAAATCTTGTAAGACTGCTAACCTTGCCTGACTTTTGGCGTCGGAGGCCATAACTCTATTTTGGTTAATTTGGTCTAACCTAGCCCTAAACTCCTGATTGGCTTCATTGACCGCCTTTTGGTGGTCTGCATCTAATTGAAGTAATTGGTCTTGATATTGATTTTCAACATTTAGTTTCTGATTTGACAATTCCTGCATGGTGTCGGCAAAACTTCTACGAGTTTGTCCCATTTGTCTTTGTTGTTCTACACCCAAGAGTGTATTCATTGCATCACCAGCCGAACTAGCACCACCAAATCTCTGTCTACCTCCACGCCTTAACTCATCATAAAGTCTGCGTGCGGCTGAAAGAGCATCTTCTTTCCTGTGAGTTGCTTTTGTTTCTGACCCTGTTATAACTCCCAACTCTTTAGTTTTAGCAGAACCAGCTTTAGATTTGGAAGCAGTTAAGTCTTTTTCTATTCCCTCCATTATTCCTGGTTGCCCAGCCCTAATATCTCCTTCCAATCCTTGTAGATATTTCATCTTCTCATTGTATTGGTTGTTTATCTCATTATAGAAATCATCAGGATTGCCATATTGACTCGTAAAACTACCCCAATCAGAATTAGGATAAGCTTCTCTAAATAAATCACTCCTAGATGGCATGCCTCCTTGAACCGTGTTTGTTTTGCCACTATATGGATTTCTGTAAGTAGTTTGTGCTGGAGCTGAACCTCCGCCACCACCACCTGGTCCACCTGTTGCCTTGTAATCAGCCATCATTGCGTTTATGTCTGTCCACCCTCTATCTCTATAGGCCTGTTCGTTGAACCCTGACGGTTTGTTTGGTGCAGGTGGAGGACCCTGTATCCCGGGCAAAGTTACAGGCAAACCGATTGTATATTTAATCGGTGTCCTAACATTGTTACTCCACCCAACAATTCCATTGTCTAGTCCAACTGGCACTGCCGATTGCGGAATATGTTCTCCAACCACTTGCTCTCTTTGGTTAAGATAAGGATTGCCCCCCTGCTCTTTGGGTCTAAATGGTGTTGGAACTGGAACTGGTCTTGTAATTGGCATAATTTGTTTTTTAACTTATATAACTTAGTTTAGGTATTTTGCAGATAGGTTATCAAGAAGTAAATATAGGGAGAGGAGTGTGTCAAATGTTATCACACACGTGAACTCGAGGATAGCTGACCCTCCCCTTGACTTGAAGCTGTAAGTCTTAAACCCAATAACTCAAAGTTAGAATTAGAAGACGTGGATGTTACTTCCACCTGTAAGATACGACCAGATTTAAATAATTGCGACCACCTAGTTACCTCGTCTCCCTCAATGACAACCGAACCAGACGATATACCCCATTGTTTATTTCCCCACAAATCTACTCCCCAGCCAGTATTCCCTGCTATCTCGGCACCTGTAATATCAAAGGTCTTAATCGTGGTAGTAGAACCATTCCTGTCTTCAAGTAATATGTTTACTGTTACCGTGCCAGTTATGTTTCTAAATAGAATGTAAAACAACTTAATAATCTTAAGTAATGACCACGAACCAAAGTATTCTTTTTTTGTTCTTAATGTTTTTGTTATGGTTGTTCCATCATCAGAATTGACCGAAGACTCAAAGGTATAAGTTTGATTAGAATTACCCGAACCAACCACCCACCGTTCTGTTCCCGAATCGTCTATGTAATTTATCATCCTAGATATCCCCCATGGAGTTTTCCATGTTCCTAGCCAAGCACCTCTTTCACGATCATACACAATACATTCCTTTCTGTCTGGGAAACTCAAAATATACTTGTTGTCCACATACATAGAGACACAATTCTTATAGTCTGAACTGGATAAACCATCCAAGTAAGGTCTAATCCTAGCTGATACCTCGTTAGTGCGGATTAAGTTAAGGAAATTAGGCTCAAACCCTACCACATAAACTCCTTTTCTTCCAAAGTAAAACAAATCATTCTCAACTACCTGAATAGTATCAGGATTAGAACACCCGACTAGTGTAGATACTGGTTCATACTGTGGATCTAGTATTACATAATTTCCGATTGTGGTTGTGCTTAAGGTAACCGCATAAGACGAATACTCCTTAAAGACTATGATTTTATTAGAACCTGGTTGGGTTTTAATCCCTGTAATACTTTGTCCTGAATCAGGGTCGATGTAGATATAACCACCACCGTCAGCCCAGTTAAACTTGGATTGGTTGGGATACCTAGCTGAAATCAACAACTTGGTAGGATCGCTCTTATCTACCATAACCAATCTATCTAACACCTTTTCTATAAACTTACTCTCAACTCCACCAGTGGTATTTGTAATAGGAGGCAAAATTGACTCTGAAGCAGAATCTCCTCTGTCAATAAACCTAGACAAAGAAGCACCAACCGAAGATAGAAATGTTTCATCTCCTTGTAGTCCTCTGTAAATCTCATAGCCTGAAATAGAAGCACCACTTGAAGGTGTCCACGTGACATGAACCTCTGTATCACTCAAATCCTGTGGTAAGTTGTCTAATTGAACCGCCGTAGACGGTGTCGTTTGTCCTCCGTTGTTTCCTAATGTAACGATTTTCCAACTCCAAGTATAAGTTCCAGATGCTCCAGAGAAGTTAGTAGCAGTTAATCCTGTTGGTGGGGCCAGTGTTGCGTAAACGGCAAGGTTGGTTCCGTCATATTCTGTTAATGGTTGGTCTTCTGACACAAAGTAGGTTTTACCTCCCAATTGCATAGACCGAATAACCGAACCAGATGGCCACGATTGACCGACTATCCTTGTATAGGAAGCTCCTGACTTTTTACCTAAATATCCCTCATCAGACAAAGCAATCAACTCTGAAAGTGAAGCACCTGTAGAATAAAGACCAAATCCTCGTATAGAACCAGTAGCATTAACCTCGAAGAACTTTTGCATTCCCCATCTACCAGTCGGAACACCTGAACCAATTAACATCAGATTGTCCATTTGAGCTAACTCGTTATCTTTCAATTCTGTAGGACGCAACATCGAGTCAAAACCCCCTCTCCAGTTATCATACTTGATATCGATGTCCTTTCTTTTCTTAAAAGGTGGTGGTCGTGTATTAAATGCTGGCATTTATTCTCCCATAACAAATGTTTGATTAGTAGGTGTTCTGTTTACTCCTCCTTTAGGTTGAACCATTTCTCTACCAATCATATTTTGAAGTCTTCTTTGTGCATCAGCCTCAACTGTCGGGAATCTATCATCTAACCTAGATTGTAAAACATAAGAAATAACTTTAGTTTTAACATACTCTGGGTCTGGTAGCTCACAAATATCACTCAAAGTTGCCATTCCTGACGGATATCTCTGATACTGAATCATCAAAGTAGCATTGGCAGTCAATCCATTAAAAACTAGTGTATGCCCTTCCATTTTGTTGCCTAGTAGGTAACAGAAATCATTATCATTGTTAATATTGTCTTGAACCTGTTCCAGCCTAACTTGCGGAAATGGTTTGTATGTCCCCCCAGATGACATTTCTGTCGGGGTATTGCTCAATTCCCTAAAGTTGAAAGGTAGTGTAATAGATACAACCGAAGAAGTGGACGGATAATAAATCGTATCAAACTCCCTAAATCTATATGCAGAACAAGCGTCTTCAATCGCCTGATTAGCAAAATTGACTCTTGTTTGAAGTTCCGCTCCAGTAGGTAGAGCATATTCAAGGTCAAGATAGGAATTAACCGAGTATAATATGTCTGATAGTGTTGCCATATCCTAGTTTAGATATAGCAAGGAGAGGTTATCAAGTCTAAACCTCTCTTCTTTTTCTTTTTGGTATTTTTGTAAAACCCTTAAGAGAACCGAATTTGGCTTTATGTCGCCTTTTTCTCTCTACTAGGCTTCGTATTTTTCCATTCGGCATAGTTATTATTTTTTTAACTGATCAATCATTTTAGCCAATTTATTTATAATTGGAGCAATAATACTATTACTTTCTTTTAAACTTAAATTCCATTTTCCAGTAAACAACAAATTGCTGATTGTTTGCAGTTCTTCTTTTGTTAACTTAGTTTCTGGCTTTTCGTTTTTCATATTTTTTATAAACTATTAATTTCGTCTGGATAGCTTTCAGCTTCTTTCACTTCGCTTATATATCCAGCCTTTGCAGTTTCTATTATAAACTTTTGTATTGCATCATTAAAACATTCTTTTTTGGTTACAGGATTATCAATTTCTTTACCTTCGCCATCTGTTATCTTTTCCGTCCAACCCCTTTGTTTACAGAACCAATCTAGTAACTTTGTTTTCTTTTCTGTTTTTAAGCTAGTGTTTTGATTTATGTAGTTTAGTATGTCCATAATTTAGTATAACATCTAGTTTAAGTAACCGTTCCTCCTAGTTTATTTGCTATACCCCTAACAATCATTTTGTGTAAGTATGCACTTGCCCCCAAAGTGTCA